ATAGCAGTTCAGCAAGGAACTCCTGAATGGCATCAGCTTAGATTAGGCAAAGTAACCGCTTCTAGGGTTGCCGATATATTGGCCAAGACAAAATCAGGCACTTCAGCTAGTCGAGGAAACTATCTGATTGAGCTTGCCTTGCAACAAGTTACAAAGACCATAGAAGAATCATATACCAATGCAGCAATGGAATGGGGAGTTCAAAATGAGGGTTCTGCCAGGGTTGCATATGAGGTTAAAACTGGCAATTTTGTGGATCAAATTGCATTTGTTGACCATCCTACTATTGCTGGGTTTGGTTGTTCTCCTGATGGACTTGTCGGAAATACTGGGCTTATTGAAATTAAATGCCCCAATTCCGCAACTCATTGGAGTTACATAAAGGCCAATGAACCGCCACAAAAGTATTTTATTCAAATGCAAGCTCAAATGGCTGTAACAAGAACTGAATGGTGCGATTTTGTATCTTTTGATCCGAGAATGCCTGACCGCAGCAAAATGCTTATAGTGCGAGTACCAAGAGATGAAAAGTTTATTTCTTTAATGGAATCAGAAATTAAAGAATTTTTAAGTGAAGTAGAAGTTGAAGTAAATCTAATGAAAGGGATGTAAATGGGAATCAAATATTATCTTAAAGCAGCAGTTTCAGAATATACCGATAAAGATGGTCAAGCTAAAAAACGCTATCAAACCATAGGTATTGTTACTGAAACCAAAAAAGGCGATTTAATGGCCAAAATTGAAATGTTGCCTTTGTTGGGAATGAAAGAAGGCGCATTTTGGTGTTATCTAAATGTTCCTGAAGATAAGCCTGAAGGAAAGCAAGCCAGCCAATCATTAAGCAATCTTGATGAAGATGTGCCTTTTTAATTTGTAAATAGGGGGCTATATGGACAACGAACATATTTGGACTGCTAGTGGAACTGATATTACTGTTAGATGGAGGCTTGCTGGTTGGATTCCTCCATCAGAAAAACAAGAATATTTAGATAAATGGTCTTATTGGCAAAATCTGCCATTGCGTAAATTAGATGACCAAGCTAAAAAACAATATGAGGCTGTATTACGCAAAGCCAAAGTTGCGAGGATTAAATGACGGAAGAAAATATACCTTTTGGCGGTACTATGCGAGTTCCTGATGGGGAATGCGAGGAAGCATTTTTTGCTATATACCCTGATTTTTTTTATGAAGGGTCTACAGCATTAACTTTATGGAGACAAGCCTGGCAAGCTGCCCTAGATTTTAAAGAGGACAACAAGCCAAAAATACAGCTTATTTAGACTTTTTGTGAGCTTTATCCATAGGGAGCTTTTCATGTTTGACTAGCTCTCTTTTTACTTCAATAATTCCATTGCGTAGCTGGATAATTTGCTTGTCCTCACGCTTTTGCGTTGCTTTAGATTCCATTTCTACTTTTGCGCCCATGCCATTCTCCTTAAGATTTAGATGCGTATTCGTTAGCAGTTAATATGCCGTTTAAATACTTGTTCTGTGGCTTCATGATTGTAAGCGTTTGTTGGCGCATTTCAGGTGCAAAGCTAATATGTGTCCAACGGCCATATTCATGGATCATTTGGTCAAACTTAATGCCATTAGCTTCTATTTCCTTGCAGACATCGTAAGGATCTCCAAATGCAGCACAGGTAAAGTCTATAGCCCAGCCATCCATATGGCTAGATACTTTAGAACCACCAACTGCTACATTTAATTCAGGCAGTCTAAGCCAAGAATTAATGCGAACTGGCTTGTTTAACAAAGTTCGTACTTTTTCCATGTTTTCTGCTGCAATCTTCATATTTTCTAATTGCTTATCATTAGGCTGATTATTAATGCCCTGCCTAATAGCTGTGTCTGAAAAAGTAGCTTCTTCAAGGGTAAAGTGTTTACTTAGATTCATTATCTTCTCCTTGTGCCATATGGATGCCTGTAATCAGGCCAATAAATCCACCTATTACCATGTTAAAACTAGGAGCAATAATAGCCAAAATAGGATCGTTTGGAATGCCTGGATCAAGAATGGCTGCTAAAAGCGTTCCTACCATTCCCAAAACAACTATGCACAAAGTAATGGTTACTGAAATAGTTACCCAAAAACTCAATTTATTTTCCATCTTCTGCCTTGTATTTCATTTGAGCTACCTTTTCCAGGCTTCTTGATCCAAAATATGCACCGAACACGAGCATCCCCCAGTTACCCAATAGCGTTACATAGGCTTCGTTTGCCTCATAACCAAAGGCTGACATCATTGCAAACAAGAAATAGCCTGTAAAGATGGCTATAAGGCTCATAGGCCGTATATTTTTAGATAACCAAGAATCTGATGCTAAATCTGCTTTCCATCGGTCTGAAATGTTATTTTGCTCATTCATATCGGCTTGTAATTCAGCCAATTTGCCATCTTGTGCTAATTTTTGTAGTTCTAGCTGGGCAGCAGCTTTAGCAGCAGGATCAGGGATAACCTTATCAATTATCTTTAAGCCAGCTCCAATAATATCGTCAATTCCGAACATATTATTTCTTTCTAAAATTGTTTATAGCCCCAAGTAAGATACCAGGCAATGACTGTAGCCGCTGCAAAACAATAGAACTGTACTCGCCTAATTTCTTTAAGATCGTGCTGAAAATCTTCATTGCTTTTCCTCTCTAAATTCTCTATATCTAACTTGATTTTTAGAACTGCTTCCCACTCTTTAGCGCCATATTTCTTTACAAAATCTATTTTAAGTTTGGCTTCATTGTCGCTAATTTGTTTCTTTTTAGCCCAATCTTCTAATGCTTTAATTAATGCTGTTTGTTTCTTAAATTCTGCTTCTCTAGCTGCCCTTCGTCTTTCATTTGCCTTTCGTTGCGCTACATCTAAACTATCTTGCTGTACACCTTCAATACTTTTAGATAATTCTTTTGAGGCTTCTCTAGCGGAATTAAGACTACCACTAAGGGTTTTTGCACCCTCTGATATTCCGAATGGGTCGGTCATACATTGTTATTGAACCTTGGATACTAAAGTGATCAAAGTTAAAATAATAAATCCTGCGCTGCCGATTAAAATTTGTTCTATTCGCTTTAATCTTGCACAAATAGAATCGTAACGAATTTCACATATAGATTCATGTGAACTTAATTTTGCCTCTGTATCCATGAACATTCCTTAAGATTTCATAATGTATGCAAGAGCATAATATGGCGGCAAATTAGCATTTGTACCACTCACACCTGATGTTGAGTTTGCAACTGTAATTCCTGTTGTGGCTGTAAGCAAAGCTGGGCCATTTGTTGTAGTTGTTGCAGCAGCATTGGTCATACCATTTGCTTGTGTAGTACCAAAAGCACCAGTAGTTGCCAACACATTTGGTATGTGAGTATGGCCAGGGTCTGTAACTGTAGCTGTATGTGTATGACTTACTAATACAGCATCTTTTGAACCACCTGTTTGACCTACTGTATAGCTGTTTCCTGCGCCAACAATGAAAGAATTTCTTAAATCAGGAGTTCCGTTTGTTCCATCGCATAGCAAAAATCCAGCAGGAACAGAGCCAATAGCGCCTGACCAAATAATGATACATCCAGTAGGAATGGATGTTCCACCGCCACCGCCTGAAGATTGAGGTATTCCGTAAAGATTATCTAAGGTTTGGATTACTACACCCAAAGCCGTTTTAATTTGAAATTTGTAGGAATATCCTGATTGCAACCAAATTTCATTAGGAGTTCTACCATCAGGATTCAAAACAATAGGATTTGAATTAGGAATATTGCCACTATTATCTGTATAAGTTGGCAAAGCTGCTGAAGAACCAGCTTGATATGTATAAATAAGACCGCCACTTAAAGGCAGTCCTGTTGCTCCTAATACATTAACACCATTAATTACTGGGGATAAATTTACTGTTGGCATTATTGTTTACCTATATCGTTTAAATTTGTAAATCCTGCTTGCTTTTTCTTAGCCGCTTTTACTTGTGCAGCTTCAGTTCTTTTAGCTGCACTTTTTTCAAAATGAGAACTAATTACATGGTGTGCGCCCAATGCTGCTAAACCACCGCTAGAACCGCCTACAGATGCTTCTGCTGCAATAGCGCCACCTTTTTTGACAGTTTGCTCAAGCATTTGTCTGCCAATACCTCTTTTGCCTAAATTTTCAGTTTGAACGGCAGAACCTTTATAACCTGTATCCGTTTTTAGCACATGAGCCATAGAATTTCTATCATTTATTTTAGCCATTTCTTCAGGTGTAAATAAACGATTAAAAACTTCTTTATTGTTATTAAGAAAATCTGTTCCTTTTTTAGCACTCATGTCAAACTGTTTTTCTAGTTTGTTTAAAAAATGTGCTTTTATTTCTGATTTTGCTGCTTGTGCTGTTTTTTGCAAACTTTCAGGCATAGAATCTAAAGTTTTAATAATATGGGTAAATTGATCCACAGGCATACTTGTAATTTTGTCTGTAACATCGCCTAAATTTACTTTTCTATTAATTCCATTAGGGCCTGAAGAATCTAATACACTAGAAATTCCTTTAGGATTATCTAAGGTATCTTTTCTATATTTATATAAAGCCCTAGCATCATTATGAATACCATCAGGAGCATTAGCAAATACATCATTGTCTATGGCTTCTTTTAATGCTTTATTTAAAGTAGCGTTTTTGCTATTCCATTTATCATTAAGATATTGACGGAATTTTTCAGCTTGTAAAGCATTGGCAGGAAGCAAATTTCCATCTTTATCCATAATGCCAAGCTCTTTAAGTCTTTCAGTTGCAGCTTCTGCAAGAGCTTTTGTTTCTGTACTTGCTAATACTTCAGATTTTGTATTTAAAACTTTTTGTACTTCGTCTGCTACAACAGGAACACCAACCGCTTCTTGATCTCTTTTTCTGTATAGCTTTTCAATTTGAGTGTTTAATTCTGTTCCTAAATCTTCCAAAGGTTTAAGTACAGTTTCATCCCTTCTGTATCTAGCAGATTCATCTAATCCTCTAGTTCCACCAGTTTCATCTATTAATTTGTTTCCATAATTAACTTGTGCTTGCTTTTCTTCTGCAAACTTATTAGCTAATAAATGGCCTTCAGGAGTATTAGTAAGGGAAACTGCATAATCATCAGCCCTTTGTCTGCCTCGACCTTCAAAAACATTAGGGTCTACCTTTAAATCAGGAGCAGTTCTATTTAAAAGCTCTTTTCTAGATGTTACTTCTTGTGCTGGCAAACCTTTTTCTGTAAATTCATGTTCTACAAAATTAGCATTAGGCTCATAAGGCTTAGAAACAGTAGAAACTTCAGGAGCATTAGCCATTTCTGCTTTAGCTTTAGCTTCTATTTCTGCTTTTTTGCGTAAAAAAGAACCTTGTAATTCTTGTTCCATTACTGGGAACTTTTCCGCAAAACCTTGTTTTATATTGCCAGGTACATTTTTAACTTTTTCAGCAGCAGTAGATACAGCTTCACCAACAACAGGAGCTACTTTGGAAACCCCTTTACCGCCAAGAGCCATGAAAGAATTAATCATGTGTTCTGCATCAGCTTTTGGTATCCCTGTTTTTTCAGAAATATAACCAGCGCCTTTTTCAATATTTTCGCCTACAAATTGCATTAAACGATTAGATGCTTCGCCTTTATAAGCTGGAGATTCTGTAACTCCTAATGCTTTTCCAAATGGTTTATCTGTTGCTTCTGCAAACTTTTGACCATACTCTTGTGCTTTTTCTGCTGTGGTAAAAGGCCTAGTAATACCTTGTATTAAATAACTACCAGCAGAAGGAATAATCGATCCAATAGTAGTATCCGCTAAAGAAGCAACACCTTCTGCTATAGGTTTATTTTTTTCTGATGCGAAAGCCAAAACTTCGGTAGGTTTAATTCCCTCAGAAACTTTACCTTTGCCAAACATTTTAATATCAGATAAAGAAGGTGCAGTAGATGATGCGGTAGGTTTTGTTTCAGGCTCTTTAGATACAGCAGAACCCATAATTAAACGGCTTACTTCATCTCCTAAACGGCCTTTGGCTTGCTCAATGTATTGACCAACAGTAGGTGCATTAGGATTTTTTAAATCTTTAAAATCTGTGCGAATTTTATCGCCTTCTATTGCTTTGGCACCTGAATAATATTCAGCTAAAATTTTGTCAGCATCACCTTTATAACGCTTATAAGCATCAGCAATTAAAGCATCTCCACCAGCTTTATTGTGTACAGGATTGTTAATATCGTATTCTTTGGGAATAATGCCTTGTTTTTTACCACCTTCCCAAGTTGGTTTTAGGATTTGCATTGGGCCATGTGCGCCAGCATAATTTGGCACATTTGTATTCATTTTTCCTGAATTACTTTCTTGCCCATAAATCATCTGCTGGACTTCACCTAAACTATATTTAGGCTTAGAGGTTTCAGTTTTAGAAGCACCACCCAATATGAGATCGCTGACTAAATCGCCCATTACAATTTTCCATTTTGTTCTAATTTACGAATATTTTGATATTTTTCATTAAATACTTTAAGAGCTTCAGGATCTTTTGTATCTAAAATTTCATTAGTCATATCCTGTTTTTGCTCTTTTGATAATTTAGGATTATTCGCAATATTAATAATTTGAAATACTTTTGTATCTGCGTTATTTGACCATTCTTGTTGAAACGCTTTTAAATTGTTATCACCAAATTGATTAGCAAATTTTTGTGCTGCTTTTGATTGCATAGCAATATTTGTTAAATCAGCTTTTGTTCTTTCTGCAATTTTTTTAATTACATCAGGCCCATAAGTAAGGCTTCCAACTGCTGCTCTTTGCGCTTCTAAACCTTCATTAGTATTTAATGTACCTAAAACTTTCATATTTTCTATTTGTACATTTGCAAGGTCTTTGCTTAATAATTGGTATTTTGTGTCACCTGTTAATTCTGCAAATTTACGCTTAAAACTACCAATAGCACCAGTTTCAGGAAATGATCCTGCTTCTTTTTCAATTTTGTCTGCTTGTTTAATAACTTCATCAAGGTTATTTCTAGCAGTTGTAATATTGCTTGCACCTGTTGCAAGTTTGTTTCTAACAATAATGCCAGCTTCTTTATCAGCAATTTCAGAAGGAGCAGGGGCATAAGCTATGCCACCTTGACGAGGTGGATATAGCAATGGAACAGGCTTGCTATATTCAGGAAGATTAGCTTGAGGTGTAGGTTGTTGTGTACCTTGTGGTTGTCCTGAAGGTGTACCTTGAGGTTGACCTTGAGGTTGACCTTGAGGTTGACCTTGAGGTTGACCTTGTTGCATATCTGTAGGTTGACCTAGTTGATTTTGTACAGGTGCGTTTTGTGAGCCTTGCAAAGATGAATATTGATTTGCTGCACCGCCACCAGCTTGAACACCATTTTTAATAGCTTGAAATGCAGAAGTAGGGTCTTTTTCAGCCATTTTTATTAAATTGCCATGAGCGCCTTCATCTTCATCCACCAAACCTAAAGAATTTAAATACTTTTTTGCCCCATTCAATTTTTCAACCATTTTTTCTTTGTTTCCTGTAATAAAATCAGGATCATTTAAAAATGCGCCATAAATAGAACGAGCAGTATTAGCTTTTGCTGTTTTAAAATCTAAACCAACTTTTTCAGCCTCTGTTTGAACACGCTTTGATTCTGCCAAAGACTTTTGAATATCTGATTCTTGTGTTGCTCTTAATTTTTGTAAATCTATGGATTTTTTAGAAATATCAAGCATATCTCCAATCGTCATACCTTTAGGGGCACTTTGATTGCCATAAATGCTAGTATCAACACCTAAACCGCCTATTTGTGGCACAGAAACACTACCAGTAGAGATTGCCATAATTTATTCCTTAACCTAAATTCAAACCAAGAGATTCCAAAGAATTCCCTTGTGTAGGGCCAATAAAGTTAGGAGAACCTTCTGTTCCTGAACCATATCCACCTGAATAGGATTGACCACCACTTCTATTGTTAAACATACCCTGTGAGTAGCCGTAACCTAAATTACCTAAACTATTGACTGCTCCACCATAAATATTACCTTGTGCAATTTGAGAAGCAGCTTGAGCATTTGCTGCGCCCATTCCCAATGCAGCCACATTAGTACCAGTACCTAATTGAGCATTAGCAGAGCCAGTAGAGCCAGCCAAACCAAATTGAGTTAAATTATTATTTTGCGCTGCAATATTTCCACGCTGAGTTTGGAAATTATTAAATGCTTGTTGATAAGCATTTGAAGCATAATTTTGTGAATAATCTTGCAATGCCATTTGTGCATTGCCACCAACCGCACCTCCAGTTGCATTACTTGCCATCATATTAGCTCTTTGACCTTGTCCTAATTGAAAAGCATAATTAGGGGCTAAATTAGCGTTTAAATCTTGGTTATTAAATTGGCGATTAAAATAAGCGTTATTGGCTTTTTGGTTTTCAATTCCCATAGAGCCTAAATCTTTATAAGGCTGAAATTCCGCAGAAGCTTGTTGTCCAGTATCTAATAATCTAGCTTGTTGATCTCTAGCAGCGTTGGCTTGCGTATTGGCGGCACTTTTAGCTGCATTTCCTGAAATTATTGCGCCTCCAATGGTTGCTGCTGCCATTGCGAATCCTGCTGGCATATTAAACTCCTTCCATAATTAGAACATTATCAATTTTAGATAAATCAGTTTCTGTTGTTGAATGTATGCAAAACCAAACAGTATCTTCTAATGCTTCAATAGAATGGTTTATGCCTTCTTTAATTTCTAAACAAGCAGGAGCTTCATAGACAGATTCTGAATCATCTGTTCTAACAATTACTTTACCTTTTGCCAAAATGCTTAAATGGCTAAATTTATGAGCATGAGTTCCTACTAAATAGCCTTTTGGGACTGTCATTTCTTTAGCATACAAACCATCAGAAAAATTATGCTTGACACCTAAATCAATTTCAAATGTTCCTAGCATTAGTTTATGCAAGTCAGTAACCTGGTTCATTTTGCACCTTTTACTTTGTCAGAGCGAATTGTTGCAATTAACATAACCATATCTTCTTCTGAATCATTTATTGCATTATGTTGAACGCTATTATCAAACCAATAAACTTCGCCTATTGATGGAATAATTGACCCATCAGGAAAATTAAAAGAATTACCTGGAAAGCTTTGAATTGGAATATAATATTTTTCGTAATATTCAGCACTCCAACCAGCATCAGTATGACTGTAAATTTGCTTTTTTGGTGGTATTTTTACCAATAAAACTGTGCCTAATTCTTCGCCTTCTACTAAACGCATCAAATCAAACAATAAATGTCTAATATCAGGTAATTGGTAATAAGCAGGATACCAAATAGGTCTATGCTCTGAATTTGCAGGATGTTCAGCGTTAAGCTGTTTATCTACACTTGTTACATTTTCAATAGCGTTATACCTGATCCAAATATCGGTACTTTCTCTATGTGGACTATTGCCTTCGCATCTCTGATTATATTTACCAAATAGCCCAGTTTGCCTACGCAAAGCAATTTGCAAAGGCATAACATTATACCCATAGGCTATTTTATTAAAATAATTAGACATGGTTAAATTATAAACTTAGACATTGTAATAAGGCACTTTTTGAACTTTTCCGTTTACCGAAACTTCAATAAAGCCAACAGGATTATCAGGTAAAACTGATGCTCCCTTGCTTGCTGAAGATGATAATTTGGTGAAATTAAGTAAATTTAAAAAATAAACTTGCCATGCTCTAGTTGGCCTTTTAGTACCTTCATCCATAAACTCTGTTTGCGGATAAGGGTTATCTTGACTAGGAGCCCATATTTGATTAATAGCCATTAATTATCTCCTGCTGAAGCTTTTAAATTAGCCGATACAACAACAGCTTTTACTGGGTCGGTAACAACTACTTCAAAAATCCTGTCTCTTGACATACCTAATCTGCGCCAAATAGCACGATTTTTGTATCTACCTATTTTTCCAATACTTGTCCAATGTTCGTTAGACCATGTAGAGCCACCATCATTTGACCATCTAAGCATTGCTTGTGGGTCTGTATTGTCTGAACTAACTGTTACAGTACTTGCCTGAATAATTAATACATTGTTTGGTGCTATTGTAGTAGAAGTTCCTGCGGCAATAATATATGGCGATTGCACATAAGTTGTTGTTCCAGGAATTGGAGGATAAACAGTAAAAGAAGTGCCAGCAGCTATTAATTGAGAGCTTCCTGCCGCAATAGTAAATGGGGAAGGCTCATAAATGGCGGAAACAGTATTCACATAGTTTTGCGGTGCAACATATTCATTTGACTGAGTTCCTGTAGTAGGAGCAGATGTTCCTGATAATCCAACACCTGGCTGGAATTGAATCTGCATTTCATCAAAATATTGCCTTTGTAAATCGCTTACCAAATGAGGCGCTCTACGCAATCTGCGTATATTGTTGCCATTGTCTGTGTAATTATTAGGGTCTAATTGATAAATTAAGCCATTTTCCCAATCGCCAACCAATACATAGCCTTGGAAAAAGGCTGAACAGCTAGAACGATGACGATGATATACATTATTTGTATCTACCCATAGCCACTTATGCCAAAGCTGAGTTGTGCTGTCATATGCCCAAGTTAAATCAAGCGTAGGGAATGTAATAACATAAACCTCATGGCCTTCTAATTGGTATGTATAAGCTACAGCATCATTAATATATTTATTAACAAGCGTATTT